TAACAAGAAACCATCATCAGGAACTAATAGTGGTGGGTCTACTTGTTTCTGTGCAGCTTTGATAGTTGTTTTAGACATTTCATTTAACATCTTAACATCTGGTAATGCTGTCATTGCAGGACTTCTTCCATAAATTTCATTTGATGCTTTTAAGTATCTTGGTACAACAAATGGAAACTCTCTAAATCCACCAACAGATAACTCGTTACCATTTTTATGTTCTAAGTATACAGATTCAAATGGCATATTAGCTTTATCTCTTTTGTTAGGATTAAAATCTGTTCTTGGATAAACTGCGTGTAGTATTTCTATTTCTTCGTAAGGATCTTTTTTTGCTTTTGTTTGTACATCAGAAGATACTGCCTCGCCAAATTTTTGTATTGCAGCTCTAGCTGATATTTTAAATTTTCTATAAATTGTATCTATTCTACCTTTATCATTCTCTGCAATAAATATTTCATTAATATGTCTTGTTGAAAATTTAACAATGTCATCATCATCTTCTTCAATAAACATTGCTGCTGTACCAAATGTAATTAGATCATGATACAATTCAAATATTTCTTGTTGAAAGTTTGATCTATTAAAAGCTGTGTACATTGCATCTGTAGATGACTCTAACCAAAGTTTAGCTTCATCATCATTATCAATCTCTTCATCTTTAAATCTTAAAGTAAACCAAGGTGTAGAAGGATTAGTTAGCATACCATGTAGTGATGCAGCTAAAAGTTCTACTGCTTGTATTGGAGAAGAATCAAAGATTCTTTCCATTCGCTTATCACCTCTTGATCTTCTTTTGGTTACATCTGCTTTTCTTGGTTGCATAAAATCTGCAACTTCTTGCCAATGAGTTTCCCAGTTTTGCCTTTGACCTTCAAGTCTATCAAACCTTGATAATAGTTCTTTTGTTAAGTCTGTTTTTGCCATTATTTACCTAATAAACTTCTCTTACCTAATGTTACAGTTTGTTCTTCAGTTCCTTTAGATCCTGTTAAGATTGTAGTTGATCTACCTCTAGCTTTAGTCTTCCTTGCATCATAACCATCCATTGCAGTTGATGTAGCTTGTGAAACTTCAGGTGCAGTTGGAGCAGGTTCTGGAGGTGGTGGTGGTGCAGGTTTTTTTGGTCTGAATACTCTTCCCATACTATTCTCCAAATGTTAATGATGATTTAGTTTCTGCTTTTGTTTCAGAAACAGTTTCTTTTACTTCTGGTTTCTTAACTTCGTTTTCAAAAGTTTTATCTTTAGATAATACTAAAACTTCTTCTACCTTTTTAGGTTTTGCTTTCGCTTTTGCTTTTGTTTTCTTTTTAAATATTTTTTTAATCTTTTCTAACATTAATATCCTAATAAAGTTTTCTTTTCTGTTTCAGCTTCTTCTTCTACACCTAATGGTCCAGTTAATATTGTTGACCTTCTGCCTCTTCGTTTTCTTTCTATCTCTCTTTGCTCTGCCGCAATTCTGTCTTTTTCTTCTTGTGATAATTCTGCTTTAGGCGGTTCAGGCAAAGGTTGAACTGGTGGTAGTGGTGGCATTTTTGGTCTAAGAAATCCCATAATTATAAAATCCTATATTCATTATCTGCTACACTTTGTGGAGCAGTTTGTCTATCATTAATTTCTTGTAGTCCTACACTTAAATACCTCATAGCATCACAAGCGTGTGAACTCCAATCGTGTACAGGCTTTGATCTAAACATTCTGTTTTTATCAATATACTTCCTGTGATAATGTCTTAACGCATCTATCAACTTTTTGCAATGGTCTGTATCAATCCAGCATCTAGGCAAGGTCATTGTGGTAGCGTGTATGCCATCTTCTAATGGTATTTTTGGTACGACCTTGAACCTAACTCCTAATTGATAGGCAACCTCTCTCCTGGTCTTGCCATTACTAAAATCTGTAACTTCTATGTCGTGTGGTGCAAAATGATCTTTGTAAACATAATCTTTATCTTTTATAATCTGCACATAGTGTGGTAATCCTTGACCTCTCTCTTCATGGTAATCAATAATATTTACTGATCTACCTAATT